CGGTAAATCACAGTTCTTACGAGAGATTGTATGGCACATTCTTAACAAAACGACTGACAACATTGGTCTTATGTTCCTTGAGGAAGGAGTCAGAAAGACTGCGAGAAGCCTTATGTCGTTAGCAGTGAACAGACCTATTCATTTACCTGATGTAGAAGTAACACCAGAGGAGTTAAAAGATGCTTTTGATAGAACACTTGGAACTGACCGTCTATATCTTTTTGACCATTTTGGTTCTACTAGCCTTGAAAATATTATCAACCGAGTCAGATACATGGCGAAAGGATTGAACTGTGGCTATGTGTTCTTAGACCATTTATCTATCATTGTCTCAGGCGGTGATGTTGGCGATGAACGCAAGGCATTGGATGCGATTATGACTAAGTTGCGTATGTTGGTGCAAGAGACTGGCATTAGCTTAATCTGTGTATCACACCTCAAGCGTCCTGAAGCAAAAGGACACGAAGAAGGGGCAGCCACTTCATTGGCTCAGTTGCGTGGCTCAGGTGCGATTGCACAACTTAGCGACATTGTGATAGGATTGGAACGAAATGGACAGGCTACTGACCTGATTGAACGCAATACGACTCATGTCCGAGTATTGAAGAATCGCTTCAGTGGATTCACTGGACAGGCAGGTCATTTGCTTTATCAGAGTCATACAGGTAGAATGTTGGAAACAACGGAGGAATTATGATATATAGTTTTTATGAAGTATTTGTAAAAGTTATATTGCCAATATTATTTATTGTTGTATTAGCTTTTGTTTGCGGTTATTTATTTGCAAAAGCATTTTAGAAAGGAATGTGATTAAATGACAACTAAACAAGATTTACTGGAAGCAGCTAGAGAGTATGCGAAGCATGACGATTACTTCGTCACTCGCAACTACATCTTGAAGCTTTGTGACGAGATTGAACGCTTACGCAGTCTTAATAAAGATGTCTTTAATAGGATTCAAGACAATGTAGAAGTCTTTGAAGACGCAGAACGCTATCGTTGGCTCAAGACTGCATCATGGGATTTACCTGAAGAGATTATCGCACCTACTGTGATTTCTTGTGATGGTCGTGGCAACAATTGGGAATGGCTCACAGGCATTATGTTGGATGAAGCCATTGATAAGTTTAGAAAGGACAACAAGTATGATTAACGAACACGATATTGCCGATATGTGCAACATCAAAGATTTAGGAGTAGCTGATAAGTTTGAGCTAGAAGGTAAAGAGTATCAATTGCGAAACATCTTCAATGACTTTGCCTTTGCTTATGACGAATCAGGCTTTATTCACCGTATGTCAGCTTTCGTAAAGGTAAAGAAAAAATGAATATCGTAACTATTAACAACAAACACTATAACCTCAGTGCTATTGTCAAAGTTATAGACCGTCAAGTATTCTTCAACGATGGTAAATCAGAGATATTTACTGAGCCTGAGATTCAAGAACTGTTTGTCTGGTTATTCAACGAACCACGAACAAACATAATGGAAGCAGTTGAAGAGACCATGAAAGACTTAGACATCAAGCCTAAGAAGAGAGCTAAGAAATGACAGTCAGTCACTACATCGTCAGTGTTGTAGGCATCGGATATTTTGTTGTCGGATGTCAGCAATACTATCTTGGTAACACTGGGTCAGCGATTATGTGGCTTGGCTATGCCTTCAGTCAGATTGGTCTATTCATGGGACTCGCTAAATGAAGTTTAACAATGACAAACGATTTGATTTGGACTTAGCTTATGGACAAGTGTTTGAACAGAAAGTTGCAGAGATTCTCGGACAAAGTAAGATTGAGGTTAAGACGGAGAAAGACAAGTGGAAACAGACAGGCAACATCGTCATTGAATACGAAAGTCGTGGTAGACCCTCAGGGATTATTACTACGGAAGCTGATTACTGGATTCATAATTGTGCTGTCGGTGATTCTATCGTTTTTAGTCTTATACTTCCAGTGAATACATTGCGTAAGTATATTGCAAAGCACAATCCACGCTCAGTAAGAGGTGGTGATGACATGACATCAAAGTTGTATTTGATTAAACTGACAGACTTGGTTACACTGATTTCATGAAAATAGTATTAGACATTGAAACCAACACTGCACACGATAAGATATGGTGTGTTGTCTGTAGAGACATTGATACTGATATTGTGTCTACATTTACTAAGCCTGACAACTTACAGCAATACCTAGACTCAGTTGAGAAAATCATCGTACATAACGGAATCTTCTTTGATTTCCCTGTGTTAAAGAAAGTTTGGGGAATTACAGGCAAAAAGTCTCAAGTCATTGACACCTTAGTTCTGTCTCGTCTGTATAACCCATCAATAGAAGATGGACACAGCTTGGCTGCTTGGGGACAAAGACTAGGGTTTCCTAAAGGAGACTTTAAGGACTTTGATGGCGGTCTTACAGATGAGATGTTGCAGTATTGTATCCAAGACACATTAGTTACTAAACAGTTGTACAAACACCTAGAAAGGGAAATGAAAGATGACTTCTCAGAAAAGAGCAAAGAGCTTGAACACCAAGTCGCAATCATCATCGCAGAGCAGGAACGAAACGGTTTTAAACTTGATGAGAGAGGAGCTACGGAACTTCTATGTAGTCTTAAGACTAAGTTGGAAGCTATCAAAGTTGAAATGGAAAGCATATTTCCTCCCAGAGTTGAATCTGGACGAACTCACAAAAAAACAGGAAAACCACTCCCAGACATCGTCACACCCTTCAACCCAGGCAGTCGCCAGCAAATCGCAGAGCGTCTCCAAGAAAAAGGTTGGAAGCCGAAAAAGCACACCGAAAAAGGCTCAGTCATCGTTGACGAAACGACCCTTGAAGGCATCAACATCCCAGAAGCGAAAGCCATCGCAGAATACTTGATGTTACAGAAGCGAATCGCTCAGATTGAATCGTGGTTAGAAGCAGTTCAGACTGACGGTCGTGTACATGGTAAAGTTATCACCAACGGTGCTGTGACTGGTCGTATGACTCATCATAGTCCCAACATGGCTCAGATTCCTAACAGCGGTGCTGTCTATGGACCTGAATGTAGAAACTTATGGACAGTAGAGAAAGGCAATAGATTGGTCGGCATTGACGCTTCAGGTTTGGAGTTGAGAATGTTGGCTCACTATATGAATGACGATGCGTATACAAATGAAGTTGTATCAGGCGATATACACACAGCGAACCAGAAGGCTGCAGGACTTGAAACGAGGAATCAAGCTAAAACATTTATCTATGCATTCCTCTATGGTGCAGGAAGTCCCAAAATCGGGCAGATTGTTGGAGGTGGTGCGAAAGAGGGACAAAACCTCATTACTAGTTTTCTACGCAACACACCGAAACTCAAAGCACTTCGTGAGAAAGTTAGTCGCATCTACTCTCAGAAAGGCTGGCTTCCAGGTCTTGACGGACGCAAGTTATTGGTTCGCTCGGAGCACTCGTCGCTCAACACGCTATTGCAAGGTGCTGGTGCAATCGTGATGAAGCAAGCTCTTGTGTTGTTGTCTAACCGCCTAAAGCGTGAGAAGATAGAACACAAGTTCTGTGCCAATGTCCACGATGAGTGGCAGATTGAAACAAAAGAAGAGACTGCTGATTTGGTCGGTCAATACGGTGTATGGGCGATTGAAGAAGCAGGTAAGGTTTTAAAAATGCGTTGTCCTTTAAGTGGTGAATATCGGACAGGCTTAACATGGAAGGACACCCACTAATGGATGACGATAAAGATTTAGACGAGAACTTATACGGCATGGTTGTTATTCGTGCCTTCAAAGACGATACATACTCTATTGAGACATCAATGGATTTGGACGAAACTTATCAACTAATCTTAGATTCTTTGCGAGATTTAGAAGATGGTACGCTAGAAGGTTTAGCAGAGTTTGAGTTTGGTGTTCCACGAAAGATTCACTAAACTATTTCATATCGTGAAATGTAAATATTTGACAATACTTGACAACGCACTATAATCAGTAACAGCAACATTTTTAAAGGAGTAGTAAAATGAGTACACCAGTTAAACTAAAAGCCGATGTGTTTTGGGCACACTTTGACAAAGTTAATGAACTTAGTCAGAAGTACCAAGTAGACCTTTGCAACTTATCTGATGACGCAGTCGCAGCCTTAGAAGCAATGGGAATCACTATCAACAGCAATCCTAAGAAGCCAGAGCAAGGTCGTTACATCACTTGCAAGTCTGTGAATCCTATTCGTCCTCAAGACACTTCAGGTAATCACATCACTGCATTGGTTGCTAACAACTCTAAAGCAACGGCAATGGTATCTGCTTACGAGTGGAAGTTCATGAACAAGAAAGGCATTAGCCCATCATTGATGAAGATTGTTATT